GGCGTAACTGCAAGGGTCACTGGTATGGGATCTGGGGTATATTACTCCGGAAGGCTCGACAGGACAAGCGATCTTTCATGATCGTCTGCAACTGTCTCACCTGCTATTCGGGTTTTAAACCGAAAGCTCCCACCGAAAAGCATATTCAAGCAATGCTCACCTCACTGAGTTCACGTCCAGTCTTTGTTCAAGATCAAACGTTTAGAACTCGAATAAGGGTTCCTGAAATAAAACCAATGGAGGAGATCTCCCCGCTTGCTTTTTATAGCGGGAAGAAATCAGTTCGGTCTCCTGTTTTTGGCGGAGGTTCCGTAGCTCAGAATGAACATTTAGAGCTGGAACTTGATTGGCTAAAAGATCGCTCAAACCAGTGGTGCTTTCTTATGTACCACGATTTTTATCGACCCATAATTGAGGGGTTTTCTGTCCCTCGTGTAAAATACGGGTCTGGTCTTCCGATCGAGATGCCAGAAGGCGGCCGTCTAATCCCCTTAACGAAAGATGGGGGCTGGAAGGTCCGCTGGATAGCATCGCCTTACCGCTTACACCAAATGGCCCTAAAGCCACTCGGTAAGAGACTTTATGATGTTCTCCGCAGTCTCCCTTGGGATTGTACTTTTAATCAGGATAAAGCGATCCCGATCCTTCAAGAGCAGCTTAGAAAAGGTACCACTGTTCATTCCGTGGACCTGAAAGATGCTACGGATCAATTTCCGTTGAACTTCCAGTTGTCACTCCTGAGGCAGTTTTGTTCAGGCCCCATGTGGCAGAAATCTCTTGATCTTTTTAGAGATCTCTCCCGATCCAAATGGATCTGGAGTGGGAAGGAACTACGATGGCAGAAAGGTCAACCAATGGGATTATACCCAAGTTTTCCTTCTCTTGCCGTATCGCATGGCCTCCTATTGAAGCACTTATGTCCTTCAGAGGAGTTCCTAATTCTAGGTGATGACGTTGTCATCTGGAATACAGCCGCTTATCAGAAGTACATGTCTACCCTACATTCTTGGAACGTTCCCGTTTCGAAAAACAAATGCATTAGTTCTAACTGCATTTGTGAATTTGCAGGAGCAGTTATTACTGCAGATTCCGTATTCCGTAATTTTAAGTGGAAAACGATCGATGATGAGAATTTCCTTGACATGATGAGGCAGTTTGGGAAACGTTACGAACGCGCACTTACTTGGCGTCAACGTCGCGTTTATCGCGCTGTCGCTGACCTTCAACCCCCTCTTGGTCTAGCCCATGGTGTCACCGATATGGTGTCCTCTGTGCGTCGGACCGAAGAATTTGAGAAGGTTGAAGTTGAGAGAGGATCCCGTGTTTTGGGCTTCTTCAGATGGCTGGGTAGCCACCTTGGCTTGCAAGACTCCATTTCCCTTTATGGGTTACAGAATTTGCAAAGAACCTTCGACAAGAAGGTTTGTGAGGCAGTTGATAAGACTGTCTTTAGGAAGATGCGTGGTGATTTGCACCATCTCAAAGATCATCTGCGCGCTGTGCGGTTGGAACCGGATACGCCTTACCTCGATATTGGGGAGTCGACGCCATCCACTCTGATACTTTATGAGCAGAAGCTAGGCTTCCGAAAATCGCGGACCCAGAGGTCAACTGTTCCACCCAGTAACAGATTACCGATTAAGTAAGGGTTCTCATGCCCTACACCTAGTAATAGGCCCGGTAGTTTTGAAAGGGTTTCTTTGGAATAGTTTTTCTTAGGATCAACCAACTTCGGTTCGCTC